TCAAGTCAAAGTTGAAATCGTAACCGCTTGCCGCCACTTGCCCAGCCACAGTAAGGGTACTGTATGCGTACAGTGTTTGACTGTCATATTCGTTGATCGGCTTCACCGCCATAATCAACTGCGTGCCGTTGGCCAAAGTTACGGGTTCGCCAGCCGCATTTAGAAAGATGATGTTGAGCGTTACGGTATCACCTCGCTTGAATAGCAGTGGCGTTCCGCTAATTTGAAAGCCATTGGAATCAGTGGCGGAGCTTGTAAGAACGCCAGACGAGTTTACGTAGATTGTTTTCTTAATTATCATAGGAGCCGCGCCGCACCAAGGGCATGCCAACAGGCTGCCAGCCGCAATAGCTCTTGTCAAGATCAGCCGTTACCCTTTGCGGCGAATCTCATCAGCCAGCGCCCGAAACTCCGAAGTCTGCTGTTCGGTGGCTCGAATCAAACGCTCGCGGCTTTCCTGAATGTTAGCTACCAGCTTATCCATCCGCGACTCATGTTCATCGCGATCCTTGATGCGGTCGTCCATGCTTTGCTTGTACGCGGTATGAATAGAGGCCAACGCATACATCACCGCAATCAGGAATGCCACGGGCAGCCCCAGCGACGAAACCCACTCAGGCAATCCGGGTAGCGCAGCGGTGTCCGCCAGCAAGGTCGCCCCCGCGCAAAGCAGCGCGCCAATCGGTTTTCCGAAGTCAACAAGCAGGTCGGATTGCATCAGGGTCAGGCGTTAATGGTCAACTGCTTGGCCGAGTGGCGTTTGAACAATTTTGAGGCACTGCCCAGATCGAGCGAACGCGCTTGGAAGATTGCGTCAGGATTTGCAGGAATTGCAACCAAGCTGATTTCAAACAGATAGACCTTTTCAATCGTGTGGCCATCGGGGCCGTAAAGGAACACCCCGCCCATGCTCAAGGTTTTGAGGTGGCCTTCCATAATCAGGAAGCGAATCGCGCGCAGCTCAGGCGCATTGCTGACCTTGCCCACCACGCGCAAGCCAATGTCGTCTTGCATCACCTCGGTGTAACTGCCTGCGATGTTTGCCACGCTGTTCTTGTGGTCGGTCAACATCACGGGGTTGCGCTTGAACTCACGGATCGTTTCAGTAAACGCACCGGGCATTACGGTGTCGCCGTCGCGGTCTTTGGCAGTGACATTGGCAAAGGTCGAACCATAGCCCGCAATCATCACATCCGAGTAGTCCACCACGCGGTTGGATTGATCCTTCACCGCCACGCCCTTTGTTCCGTCCTGAAGCAAGGCTTCATTGGTTTGCCAAGCGGCCATCTTGCGTTCGACATACGGCGCATCGAAAGGAGTGAGGCGGTCAGCGGCAAGCTCAACCGTAGAATCGCTGGCCAGTAGCAAACCATTTTCATCGGGAATAGCCAATCGGATTGAGGCCACGTCATTTGCAAGTTTTGCAATTACGCCAGCGACTTTGACGCCATCGTGCTCAAACATCACTGCTTTGCCCTCGGCCAGCGCAGGAGTAAGTGCGGCTTGATTGGTTTGGGCAATCGCGGGAGCATCGACCTTGGTCAGCCCCGACAAGTAGAAACCGCGAGCCTCGCCAGTGAAGCCCCCGTCTTTCCAGACCGAAACCAAGGCCACGGGGTTGTCAGGCGCAGCGTCGAGCTTGGTATCGCCAAAGTTAAGCGTCCCTTCTGGCATGATATGGTCAATCCGTCCGATCAACTCCTCACCCCATGTAACAAAATCGCCTTCTTTCAAGGGCTCGGCGGGAGGCGGCTCGATAAGAAGATCCTTTTGGCGCGGCGCTTCGCGCTGCTTGACAAGGTTAAACTTGAAAGCGGTTGCTGGTTTTGCGGCGAGAAACTTGAAGGGCATAATGTGCGGAACTTCAAGATCCTAGGACTATGCGCGGGTAAATGTCAATCACCCGTATTGAGGCGGCGGCCACGTACCGTTCTTCCTCATCTCAAGCTCTGCGATCTCGATAACCTCCCATGTGGATTTTTTGAAGTCACTCTCAGACGCCGCCGACGTGATGTCATCAAGAGCGTTGAAGTATTTCGTGCGGTTAATGGACTGCAAGGCGATGCTGTTTGCAATCCATGAGTATTTTCTGGATGTCGAAGCGCTCATTTACTGTTCGTTAAAGAAGTCGTCAAAGAAGAATGTCTTTTCAGTATCATTCCATTTTGCCGTTTCATCAAGCAAAACATAGTTGCGGTTATTGACCACGACTAAGTAATCCATGCTTTCAACGTGGATTGCGTCATACCCTGCTACCCTAGCATACGCGCCGGAGTTGAATGATAAGTCAAGCGCGACAGTCCTTAACTTGTTAAGCCTACCGAACTCATCTTTGATTTCATCCAGCATCTCAGGCGTCACTTCACTAATTGACGAAAGGCCGTACTTTTCTTTGGCGTAAAGAGTTGGGTTGCGTGGGAATACATCCCCGATGTAGTTTGTGAATGCTATTTTTTCCTCATCTACTTTGATGTGGCTGATAACGTTTGCTTCCTTTCTTAAAAAACCAACCATAATTTTAGCGTCTGGCCCTTGCTCGGCGTAGTCTATCGCCGTAGAAGAAAATTTTCCATCTAACGTATCGTCTAGGGTTCTCTTGTAAGGCGCAACTAACTGGTGGTAGTAGCCGTCGCCGTAGACGCCTGAGCCTTGCCATGCTTTATCCTTTTGCAAAGCGCCTAGCGGGTCTGGGTGATCTACCCCACGGTCAAAGTGGCCTAGCGGGTGCGCGTCTTTTGCCGCTTTTGCAAATTTTTTCTTATTGAGGAGGGTTGGTTTTTCGTCCGAGGCAAAGCGGGCACGCTGCATGTGGACAGACCCGCCATCCACAAACGAGAAGGTTTCGCCCGTCAAGGCATTTTCAAATGGCTTGAAGTCTATGTTAAACCCATCAACGGTAGCTAATAGCTGATCTACTTGCTTAGGTGTAAACGCCCCTGCTAGGAAATCATTCAGCTTGTCGTACTTCTCGTCAGCTGGAATACCCGGCAATCGGGCTGGCTTTGAGGGAGTCGCGGGTACTGGGTCTGGTTTGCCAAGCCCTCGTACTTGGGCGTCGGTCATGTAAGGAGACCAGCCGCTTTTCCTTAAATACGATACGACATCTGCCCTATCCCACTTGTTTACGCTCATTGCTTTCAACTGCGCCGAAAGCTCGTCAAAGGACTGACCGCCGCGAACCGCTAAGTCATTGAAGTACGCAGCTACTAGATTATCTAGCTGCTCTTTCGGGTAAGAGTATCCTAGACTGTCTGGAACCACAGCGCCTCTCAGCTTAGACACCCAGTCATAACTGTCTGGGGAAGCCGACTCAAAATCAAAGTCCAAGTAAGACACGCCTTTGTCTTGTGTCTTACCTACTAGCCTCAGCTTAGTTCCCCTTTGAAGAAGAGTCTCTAACTCGTCAGCGTAATAAGAAGACGGCGAAGCGCCAGAGACGTACTTCACGGGCGCGCCTTTTGGAAGTTTTATGCGCATCACTACTCCCCCATACTTAACGGTCTCTTGAATAAACGCCGACTTCATGGTAGGCGTTGTCGACATGAAGCTATCTTCGACGAAATAGTCACCGACGTTTAGGCTCTCTAGCTCGGGTACGGCGTTTAATCCCCTAAAGACATACGTCTCTTTTTGTAAAGTTCTGGAGGATAGCGCTTTAGTTAAGTCGCGAACCCTTGGCGCATCGTTAACTACTTGGATGTTGTTGGTGAACCCTGTCCTTAACCTTTGTGAGAATCCGGGAGTCTCTATGTAATCCGCAAAGGCTAGACGGTCATCATTAGTCAACTGCACGCTTCCATTAAACAGCCTACCATAAAACTCGGCAGTATTTCGTGGCGCTCCGCTAGGCACGGACTCCATTGAGTCGACGAATCCATCGTAGCCAACTGGCGTTCTACCTACTGTAGCGGGCGGGGTGGCAGGTGCATCGGGGATGATAGGCGCGCTGACTGGAGCTGGTGCAATGTCTGGAACTGGATCAACAACCGCAGGAATCGGCACTGGTGTTGGCGTAGGCTTTGGCGCAACTACTGGCTTGGGTTTTGGAGTCGGCTTCGGTTTGACTGGAACCATTGGCGCAGCCGGAGCAAGCGGTGGTGTAGGCGGTAAGGGAGTTGGAGTAATCGGGGCCGCAGGCGGTGGAGGACTTTGCGGAGGCTTCGGTGGTTTGGGCGGGCCGCCATCGGAAACAAACGCAGGCACAGGGCGTCCGCGATCTTCCCATGTACCAATGCCTTCGCCGCCTTTCAACGGTAGCGATGGCGTACTTCCATTCTCTTGACGGAAGCCGCTCGCAGTAATCGCGCCCGTGTGATTGATGTGGAACTGCAAGTCGCCCGCATACTCAATCGGCACGTTCTTGATGTTGCAAGTCGGCGTGCCGCGAAAGGTAGGTATGCCTTGCTCGATAGCCTCGCAGCCTTCAACGCTAACGTGCGTTACCACCGCGCTGTCCTTCATCGAACGAATCATCGCGCGGTCAGAGACGCGGCCCATCTCCGTCCGCACAATCGTAGGCACGCGATTGGTTCCAATTTGAGGCAGCTTGCGGCGAACTTCCTCCATCACTTCACCGGGACTCTTGCCGTCATCAATCGCTTTAGAGATCAATCGTGCCAATGAGGTCTGAGTGGTTTTGTTGATTCGTGTAACTTGAGTGGCGATCTCGTTAACATTCTGCTGCATCACCCGCTTGGAAATCACCGAGGGTTTATCACCCGTTAGCAGCGTGGTGGTTTTGTCCAGTACATCATCCGCCACCGATTGCATCACTGGTTGAATGGTCGCCTGCACATCTTTGCCAAGAATACGAAACGCATCATTGATTGCTTGCGCCCACAGTTCGCCATGCTGCTCGACTTGCAAAGTTACCACGGCCTTTGCGCCGCGCGTTGCAGGTACACCCGCGTAGCGTTCAACACTGCGCTCAAACAATTCGATCACTCGTTCCACCTGCCCGCGCATCACTGCGGTCAGTGGTTTGGTCAGCATGCGCGCGCCTTTGGCTTTGGCGGCGCGTTGAACATTCAACAAGTCCTTGCTCAGTTGCCGCCCATTGTTGGTCAGGAAAGCCTCCATTGTCCAGCCGCCCTCAGGCCGCTTGCTTTTTGCAATTTTTGCAAATACCCGCGACGGTGAAACAAAGTGCCGACAGCCGCACTGCGGCTTGCATCGGGTAAGCGGAATTGCGCGCTGGTATCTCATAGGGTTTGCGGCGGATCGCCAGCGCCAGTCATCCCTGCAATGGCTATCGGCACCAAGCCGCTTTCAACGAAGAATTGATCCAAGTACGGGTCATCAATCCGTTGCAAGCCTGCCTTTTCGCGCAACTCATTCGGAGTCATCGCGCCGAGCTTGACCATGGGGCCATAGTCCTTGAGCGTTTGCTCGACGTCGATTAGCCCGCTCATGCTGTAATCGTAGCGCAGGTTGTCACCGTAGGCTTTGGCAATGCCACCCGCCATGTTGATTCGACCAATCAACAGATCAAGCAACGGCACGCACTCGTACTTGCGGAAGTTGATGTCGTCTTGACGCGCGGTGGCATAGTTGGCCGCGCCATTGATACCAGCCACAGACAGCGGTACGCCATGAATCAGGAAGATTTGTTCGACCGTCCATTTCTCGCGTTCAATCGCCTGCATCTCCTGCATGGTCAGGCCGAGCTTATGGTATGACCAATCACCATTGAGGAAGGCAGTCTTGCCAGCATTGTTCTTACCGCCGTACTCGAAGTTGAACTTCTGGCGAAAGGCTTTCCATGCGCCTTCATCTTCGATCACTTCCTTCTTGGTCAGAATGCCCGACGGCATTGCGCCATTCTCAAGGAACTTTTCATCCAACGCGTTGCGGTTGATGTAGGCCGACAAAGTGTCTTGCGAGGGCTCTACATCACCCATGCCCATAATCAAGTTGTTAGGGTGCGGGCGGCGGAATTGAAGAATCTCTTCAGGCTTAAAGGCAATCGTCTGACCATTGACTTTGTATTTCCAACCTTTGACTTTCAGTTTCGGATCAGGATCAGCCTCGACGTATTGTGGCAGTAACGGGAAGATTGCCTTTGGCTGGCCAGCGCCGTTGACTTCATCCTTCAACCAATAAGCGGTACCCGTCAGCTTCATGTGGAACGTCCACATGTAGAGCAGCTCTTCCCATGAATCAAACGGGTTGGGCGTTGACAAGAACATCGCCAACGGATGGGTTTCGGGCAGTAGTTGGTCTTCGGCATTTTCGCCGCCCAGTTGAATCGCTTGCACTTTGGCAGAGACCAACACGTTAGCCACCAAGTGGCAGGCGCGAAACGATGCCCAAACTTTTTTACTGCCAGCGTCGATGTACGACTGGAAGTCGGCCAACTTGGAAATGGTCACGCCAACGCGTTGTTCAATGAAGCTGCGCTCCTTGGTATTGGGTATCCGCGACAATACTGTTTTCTCCGCAATGCTGAACAGCTCGCGCCGATCGTTGTCGCTAAGATCGGAAAGCTGTGCGGGCGTATTCTTGAAGATCCAGAAGGGCATAAGGAAAAAGAAGGAAAGTGAGGTCAATGATTCAACGCCTTGCCTTACTCAGCCGCGTCCGATACGGGTGCCTTTCCTTCGTCTTTCGGGAAAGCGACCTCTAGCACTGGCGCAACTGGCTCGGGCGTTACTGTTTTACCGCAGCCACCGCAACCACCACCTAGTGCCGTAAGGCGCACGTTTGGCTGCGGAGACCAAACTGGCTGCATCTTCAAGCTGGATACATCTTCGCTTAACAGTTCATTCAGCGCCTGTCGAAACTCAGCCGCGATGTAAGGTACTTGCAGTGACAAGCCTTGGTCAAAACCAATGTCGGTAAAGCCGCGCTCAAACTTAGGGTGGGCGTTGGCAAAAGCCGCCGCCTTGCTAACGGAAATGACAAGGTCTGGCGAACCAGCGAGTGAGGTTAGCTGGGACTTGAAAATGGTTGGCCAATCGTTGGTGGTTTTAAGCCAGTCGATCGTCGCCTCCGTCGCACTGGTCAGCGTTTGAAAGTCAGACAAGTGCAAGGCAAGATTCTCAAACGCTTTGCCTCCGTAATCAGCCACCTCTTCGGGAGTGAACTCGTCACATGGCTTGCTAATGGTCAGCCGTACCGCGCTCACGAACCGATCCAACGGATTACGCACAAGTACAACCACGCCGTAGTCCTCGAACTCAGGCGGCAGTCCGCCATCCTTTTTCAAGTCAGCGGCATTTGCAAAGCGTGCAAATTGTTCCAAGGGCTCGGCCTGAAGCATGTGCGCAAAAGAGCGATTGGCGCAGCGCGGGTTCTCGATGAGAATCAACTTATGTAAGTGACTTACTTGCATGGCGGCGACGGTGACACGATTCGCAGGAACATGCAAGTCCTTACTTGACTTTGCGCGGCAGGGGCTGGCACTGGCGCTTGCGGCGGGTTGCCGCAATCAAGAACTCGATGGCTTGGTCAGTCTGCTCAATCTTAGTCACCGCCAGCGTATTGCCATTGCGTTTGAAAGCAAACAGGACATCAGCATTGGGCTGGCGCACCGCTTCATACAGTACGCCAAGGTCAAACTTAACCCCGTCGATCTCCACCACGGTTTGCGGCGGCAAGTGCAAGGCAATCCCCGTCGGGACTTTGTTGGTGCGCGCCATGCTTAAACCACCTCGCGCTTGGCCAAAATCTTACTTTCCTGAATCAACACGTAGTCAGCGCCTTGCAGCACGATGTGCGTACCCAAGTGCGAGGGCACATACACTTCGTCGCCCTCGCTAACGCGCTCACAGGAATTGCCAGCACGGGCAACTTGGCCCCAAGTCTCAGTCGTTTGCGAGAACTCAGGAATGGCAATACCGCCATCGCTTTCGGTTTTGCGGTTGTCCATCTGTACGAGGACAAGGTCATTGATTGGAAGCAGTGTCATAGGTGCGCGGAGGTTAATGGTGGTTGAGTCATGGCGCAATGACTTTTTGCAAAGCGTGCAAAACAAACTAAGCAATCAACAGTTTTGCGGGTTGCGTGAACTCTTCAAACGCAATCGACACGGCGTCCACTTGGTCATCATGCGAGCCATCGGGGAAAACCATTAGCTCCTCAAAGAAGGCACGGTTCCATTTGCCGAGTACAATGCTGACCTTGCCAGCGTCAACCTTGTTGAACCAAGGCTGGGCGCGGATAAGTTTGTCAGCCGGAGGGTTTCGTTTCGTCACCCGTACTTCACCCAGCAGCGATTCGCGCAGTTCAGCGTAGCCGATCAAAAAGCCGCTTACTGCCTCCACCGCCAACCGATTGACGTTGTGCTCTGCTTTCTCCAGCAAGGCTAGGCGGAGGATCTCCTTTTTCATCAACGCCCACGGTTGCTTGTCATGGAACATGTCGATGATGTAAAGGTGGTCGTTTGCCTTATCATAGCCGACCAAGGCACCTGCGGTGTAGTCACTTGACTTATTGGTGGTCAGGGCCAAGTCCCAGCCACGTAGAAATTCGATGCCTTTTGGTACGTCGGTGATGTGGATTTTGTTGATCTTATCAATGTTAACATGGCCTGAGCTTGAGGTCATCGGGTTGCCTTGGTACTGACTTGACCACTCATAGACAGGTAGGCCAGCCCGCAACGACTCCAAGAACTCAAGCGTCCGCACCTCAGGAAACAATGCAGCGCCCTTCGGTCGCCGTAGGATGTCGACATCGCTGCCCTCAGAAATCGCGGGGTAGTTTCGGTAATTGAAAACCTCGTGTTCTTTGTCTTGCGTGATCAGGTCATTGACATAGTCAGGATCGAGTAAGCGACCAACCATGTCTTCAGGGTGCCAGCGGGTCATTACGATAAACACCACGGCGTCAGGGGATAGACGGGTTAGGCAGTCACCGAAGTACCACTCCATTACGCGCTTACGGGATAAACCAGACTCAGCATCGCGGCGGCCAGAATGCGGGTCGTCAATCACCAGCCAGTCAACTCGACGACCTGTCAGCTTTCGGCCAGTAGACTTGGCGCGAACGACACTCCTGTTAGACAACATCCAGTTGTCGGCTTTGTCGTAACCTGACTCAATGGCGCTGTCAGGAAAAATCATCTTGTACAAAGGCGTCTGGGTACGCTCCTTGACCTCTTTTGAGAAATCGCTGGTCAACTCGTGACTGAATCCGGTAAGCGCCACCTTCACTCCGGGCAACCTGCCCAAGATCCACGAGACGGCTTCTTTTGAAATGATGGTCGACTTGCCGTGCTGCGGCGGGACTGAAACGATCTGCCGTTTCTTTTCTTTGCCGTCAACGACGTCCTGCACCAGTTGAATCAACGACATGTGCAAGTCGCCGAGCGTAAGACGATCTCCAGTCGGCGGATTAAACATTAGTGAATAGGTTAGGAAACATCTCCTAGCCTTTTGCACTAACGCCCGAAACAATTCAGCCTGAGTGGTATCAACCGACATTTGTCCGTAGCTTATTTACGATGCTTACAAGTGCGTTTACTGGCAATTCTTCATTCAGCCACTCCATATCAATGCCGTGTTTTACACTAATCGACTTACCGTCAGGGGAACTGAGTTCTTGGCGCAGCGGGCGTCGGAAGTCATCATCCTCAGATTTAGCCTGAATCCGCTTCCACAACTGCCGAGTGTCTCGGTCTTCCATGCAGATTTTGTCGTGCAACGAAATCAGGTTGTCGACGTAGCCTTGTTCGATTTCGTAGAGCGTGTCGGAAAAATCTTGGTCGTCGAGCCGCCAGCGATTGTAGGTGCGTCGTGTGATTCCGACAGCCTCACAAGACATACCGATGTTACAATTTGATCGTTTGAACGATCCGAGAAACAGTTCTTTCTTGTTAGCAGTAGAGGCAAAATCCTCGTCTGGTAGTTTCCGCAGTTTTTTAACGGGTGAATTATTTGCCGTAGGTTGCTTAGCTTTTTTAAGGGCGCGCTTATCTGGCTCAGCTGTTCGTGTGCGTGGTCTGTCAGGGCTACTCATCGTGTTGTCAGGGTGGTTCGACGCAACGAGTAGCACATGACAGCTACAACGTCACGTAATTTATTGTGGGGCCACAGTTCGTCGGCGACGTGTCATGGGCTCTACTTGGCCGAAAAGGTCTGTGGATTGCTCAGTAGGTTTTGGCGGGGTAGTTGGCTTGCCAGCGCATGCCTCAAGTACACGATATGACTCATCCTCGTAGAGATCAGCTTGAGGCTGCGACCCGTTAACGAGCTTGGTGGCCTCTTCACGAAAGTGTTGCATACCGCGACCCATCTTGCGTCCTTTGAGCGTATGCTTGTCATAGGCGTAGTCTGGGATCACCGGAATTTTTTGTTTTGAAAGATTCGGTACGCCTATCGCAAGGTTAAAATGATCGCCCTCACGTGACTTTGTGGTTCTACACATTTGGCGGATAGCGTTACCGACCATCATTCGCCAGCGTCCGGGTTTGTCGGGGGCGTAGTGTCGTTTTGCTTGCTCTATCGAAATAGCTGAAAACATGATTACTTGCGGATCACCGACATCTTCGTGTGAGATGATTTCAAGACGATTACAAGCCATTGTAAAATAGCTTTTACTCGTGTGAGCTAACTCACAAAACATCTCCATCGCGAGTCGCTCATCTGCGCGACGGACGGCTTTTTGTAAAGTGGACAAGCAAGCAAATGCGTCTAGTCCATTGTGAGTATGTGACATTACGGAGTTTGGCATAGTTCTGGTAGGTAGTTGGTTAGGTTGAGGGGTAAGGATAACCTAAGACAACGATCAGGTCAAACAAATAAGTTTACGAAATAAATCAGCATTTAAGCCTCTGGCCAAAAAGAGTATTTTTGAATACGCTTTGCACAGTTTGCAACCTTAAAAAGGTAGCCGCAGGGAAACCTGCTCTATGCCTCCTGCGGTAGTTTTCTGGCGAGTACCTGTGACGCGTCTTGAAACCCTGATTGCATCGCCCCACTTGCGTTTCAGTAACTCGATGTCTTTCCGCTCACTCGCGACTGAGCGAACTGCGGCTGCCCCACCTTTCTCAGACATAGTCGTGGTAGTCACGAACGCGTAGCGTTTATCAATGAACGAGTACCTATTCCTTAAAGCATTTTGAAGGCAAATGTCATAGTCACATTTTGCGGTCAGACGTGTGTCGTACACCAATCCGTGACCCGGAAGAAATCCCATGGCGCATCCGTTGATAAAACCAGATAGAGCAAACGGCTTATGCCCAGTGTAGGCAGTCACGAGCGCAGACGATGTCTCCCAGCCAAAAAGATAAGCACCTGCCTCGGCGGCCATCTGCACTGTGTTAAGAAGAATGTCATTGATAAGGTCAGCATCTCTTATGTTCTGTCCAGTAGAACCGGGCCTCGATGTAAGTCTGCATAACGCAGAAAGGTCATCATCGAGCATGACGACAGGCTCCTTTGAGAACTTACGTAAAATAAAATCACGCTTAGCCGCGATTCCTTTCAAGGTGTCTGGGTGACTTAAAATCTCTGCTGACGGGTAGTTTTTACTGTACATACCGACCTCTGATTCAGGTATGCACAGAATAGCGTCTGGCGCGATTTTAAGAGTACGCACTCGCTCTGATCGACCCATGGAAGGGATTACAACTTTCATTGAATGGTTAAAGGTTAATCTTACTTCTGAAGTCTGGGAAAGTCACAACGCGACCAACCCCTAGTTTTTCTGGGCCTTTGTAACCTGCGACTTTTTTAATATCGAGCAAGGTATGCAGGGCAGCGCGTTCAGTGTCATTCTTAGTGATGATAACGACATAGTCATAAGACTCCAATAACTCTGGAACAATGTCAGACTTTTCAAGTTTTTCAGAGGAACCTAGCATGCGTGTAAGATCACTAGAGGTAAAGCCAGTGATCTCGATAGCAGACGCATCAAGCGCTTTAAGCGTGTCATGCAGTACACGCTCATCCCAATCACCTCCTAGCTTATTCGCAGCGACCATTGCTTGACTTTCACGCTCAATGTCCCAATCAACTTCTCGATAGGAAAAGCGTTCGTTCAAGACAGTGATGTGGCCATCGGCCACTGTGCCAGTCGGTGTCGGCTCTTCGTATCGCCTAGTGTAAGTAACGTTGTCGCCATTCTTGGCTAACCACTTCATTCTTTGATGGCCACAGATTAACTTGCCACTTCGGCGGTTAAAAACCACGCCAGATAAGTCACCGAACTTATCAAGAGATACTCGCAACTGGTTTAGCTTGAAATCAGATATGCGCCTAGGATTTTTCGGGTTAGGCGCAAGATCAGTAAGAGGCCGAGAATCGTAGGGGTCGCTTGGCGATATGTCATCTGTGTTCTGGTTCATAAGGTGAAGGGTGAGTTAAAGGCCGCCATGAAGTCGCGGTGGTAATCAAGTGCGTCTTTCCAATCAGCCGCATACGGCTTTAGCAATGGATCGGCAGGTGGCGTTCTTGTGCTGATGATTTTACTAGCCGTAAGCTCTGGGTCAATTAACGGCGAGCCTACTTTTTCGAGGGCTGTCGCAAGCATATCAGGCGTAGCAGTCAATAGCCAATCGAAGTCAAATACTTCACACCCAATTCTTTCAAACGACATTTCCATCCCCCAGCGTATGAATTGAAAACCAACAACCGACTGCCGCTGCATAGTATTACAGGTAGACGACAGGAACTCAGACATGGTTGCATCAACTACTTTGCCACTGAGGATGACAGACCAGTAACAGCTTACGTACCAACTCGCAACACGAATCCTGAGCGGCGGGAAAGTGTACTTGATGTCACGCACAAGACCTAACATCAAAAAGTGATTCGCGAAATGCTCGCCGCAAAATGCTAGGTAGATTTCCTTAGTAAAATTGTAA